GGTGTTCTCCTTACTTTTTCTTTGAAGCGGTCTCTGTATTAAAACCCGCTCTTAGAATGTCCTAAATCCCTTATTAATGTGAATGAATACCTCAAGATATAATAACATGTATCTTGGGGAAAATTTTTATTAAACGTATAAAATTATGAAGAATTTTTTTAGAACCGACAACTTGCTTTTTATATTAGTTGTCATGTTAGGTATTTCTATGTTCGCCTACAACGTAAGAAACATAGGTAAGAAGTCTCGAGAAAAAGAGGCTATGGACAACGCTATTGATTATATTAATAGCAGGGACTTTAAGGTTGGTCAAGAAATAGCGATCGACCCTAGTAGTTTTAGTAAGAATGGTAAGCTAGCAGAGAATAGCAGCCCGACAAGAAGAATGGTGACTGCAACTAGATATAATCCTGTTGAAAGTCAATGTAACAGTCAGCCGTTAATTACAGCTGATATGTCTAAGATATCACTCAGTAAATTGAAGAGAGGTGAGATCAGATGGATAGCAGTATCACGAGACCTTAGAAAGATCTACAAGTATGGAGACGTAGTTGAGATTAAGGCTAAGGATGGTGATGACAGTTCTATCAATGGTCTCTACGAAGTTCACGATACAATGAACAAGAGATTTACTGACAGAATAGACATACTTACACACATTGACAACCCACACGGACAAGGAAAGTGGGAGGGAGTATCTATTAGACTAGTCAAGAGAAAAGGAGAGGCTTAAAATAGTCTCTTCTTCTTTTTTATTCCCCGTGCTCCCTTATATATGTTATGATGAAATTTTTAAGTAAGCTGATTTTAGTAAGGCTCTTAGGTTGGAAGCTAGTTGGTGAGGCTCCAGTACTAAAGAAGAGTGTTGTCGTATTTGCACCTCATACGTCTTGGTGTGATGGATTCCTGGGAAAGATGTATTTTTATATCTGGGGAGTACGACATGTGTTATTGATGGCCAGTAAGTATTTTATTTGGCCAGTGAATTATGTATTTCGGGCATTTGGATTTATACCTGTCGGGAATACTGGTAGAAATGCGCTGATGGATACAATAAATGCTATCAACAGTGCGGAGGAAATGAACGTTCTTATATGTCCAGAGGGTCATCTTAAGAAGGTAGAAAAGTGGAATCCAGGGTTTTATCTGATTGCCAAGAAGTGTAAGGTTCCTATTGTCTTGAGTTTCATTGACTACAAGAAGAAGGAAGTTGGAATCTTAGAGGTAATAGAAAATCCAGGGAGTGCTCAGGAAGTGTGGGATAAGATCAGGGCTGCATATAAGGGTGTAGGTCCTAAGTATCCAGAGAAATTTTCACTCCCAACTAATTAAGATCTAACAAGGGTATCAGTATTGGTATCCTTGTTTTTATTTTCCCCTAACCCCCTTAATAGTAGAAATATTGAAGTATTAATTAAAATAAAAGAATTATGATTATTAAAAGTTTATTAGAGAATGATGTTTATAAGTGGAACATGTCTTATGCAATTATGAAGACTTATCCATTCGCAGAAACTGTCTTTAAATTCAAGGACAGAAAGAATGAAACATTTGATCAGGACTTTGTAGATCAATTTAATCTTGAAGTAGAAAGCCTTTGTACGCTCAGACTTAAACCAGAGGAGAAAAAGTTCTTGGTGTCTAAGTTCTACTGGATTCCTAGGTACTTCTTTGATTGGTTTGAAAACTTTAAGTTCGATAGCTCTAACTTGAAGGTATGGATAGACGAGGACAAGCACTTTTGTATTGAATCTAGAGGACTTGCGTATGAGAATGAGTTTTGGGAGGTACCATTACTTGCTATCTTCAGTGAACTCCGTACTAGGTATCGTGGATTTGATAAGAAATTCAATAGGTCAGAGGCGCTTGAGATTTTGAACGATCAGATAGCATTGTCAAACGAGAATCAACTCTATTTTAGTGAGTTTGGTCTTAGGAGGAGATTTTCTGGCGCTGTACAAGATATGGTAGATAAGGTACTGGTTGAAAATTCTAAGTACTTTGTTGGTAATAGCAATGTGTATATGGCATTCAAGTATGGAACGCCAATCTCAGGTACACAGGCTCACTCTTGGATCATGCTGAATAATGCATTTACTGGTTATAGACTTGGTAATTATCATGCCATGAAGAACTGGAATGATACATTTGGTGGTTCTAATGGTATCTTCTTGGTGGACACTATTGGTATTGATCAGTTCCTTAATAACTTACCACAACTTTATGCTAAGGCGGCAGATGGTTTTAGGTGGGATTCAGGTACTTGGGAATCATTCACTAGCAAGATTATCGCCAGACTTGTTGAGCTAAGAGTTGACCCGCTAACAAAGACCTTAGTATACTCTGATTCTATCAATATGCAGAAATTCCTAGACATATATAGAAACGTCAGAGGAAGAGTAGGTCATGTTGCTGCGGGTATTGGTGGAGCGCTCACAAATAACACTGGCGTAGAAAATGCTAGTCCTCAAGTTGTGATGAAATTATCAGAGGCAAGGATTAATAAGAACAGTCCTTGGATTCATTGTGTTAAGTGCCCAGATACAGAAGGTAAATATATGGGTGATCCGAAAGAAGTTGAGCTCTGCCTTCGTACAATTGGTAGGGATGATGAACTTGTACACCTAGGACTTAAGTAGAATAGAATCATGGCAATACTAAATAGAGAAGGTGATGAACTTTCTATATTTAATAGGAGGTTCGAGGTTGATTATGCATTACCAAAGTGGAAAGGTGTAATCGATAAGCTAGAAGAGAGTCTAGAGGATAAAAAGATAAGTAGTTCAGTTGAGGAATCTTATTCTAGATCACAGACAAGTATTCCAGATGGTAGTGAAAAACTGAAACACCTGATGAAGAGGTCAAGGGAGATTCTGATTGATCCTGAGTTCTATGATAACTTGACCGCCGATGATATAACGGTGATGTTTGATCGTAGATTCAGTGAGGGATTTTTCGAACCACACTGGGATACTATGTTCGACAGTGTTACTCCAGATGATCTTCCAGAGTTTAATGGATCAATAAGTCTCAATTCCTACGTCAACCCACAGAGGGACTTAACAGTTATCTCTGAACTAAAGATGTCAGAAAAAGAGAAAGAAATCAGTGAGGTTAATTCAGAGCTGTACGAGTTAAAAAAGAAAAAACCACTCTTCTGGACAAAGTCAAAGTATCAGAGAGAACTAGATCGGCTTGATGGTAAGCTGCAAGATCTAATTAATAAAAAGAAGATGTTTGCAGTGAAGGGTGATATACCAGAGAAGACGTATGAGCTTAATGTACTTGAGTTCTTTGAGAAAGTTAAGCTGACAACTCTAGAAAATGCAGGAACTTACTATAACAGAATCGAACCATATCTCAAGGCACTACAGAACGCTAAGAAGATGGGTCAGACTGCATTATGTGATAAACTGCTGGCTATGATCATTATTAACAAGCTAGAGTCTATCTTACTGTCTTATGGTTACGGTAATAAAATAACAGAGCAGCAGGTAGTTAATTTTGTTAAGAAGACAGATAAGGGTGTAGACTTGTGCTATATTAAGAATTTCTCAAGACCTATACCTGACGAAGTAATTGAGAAGAAAGTAGAACTAGATAAGCTACACATCTTTGATAATTACTGTATTCTCTACTATGATCCAAGTGGTAAGTCATACAAGAAGACTCAAGAGGAACTAGAAGAGGAGAAAAGAAAAAAGAGCGATCCTATCTTATTTGGTATGATAAGAGGCTCTAGGAATCTCTACTATGTTGCAGACTGGGTAGATGAGCACTGTGACTTGACACTTGAGAAGTTCATTAAGGAGTCTGAAAGTGATCCATCTAATTTTGTAATCACCGAAAAGATAAGTATATGAATTATGTGAACAATACATATCAGTACGGACCGACCAAGGTTAGAACAATAGTAGACCTAGATGATCCAAAGGAGTTTTTCATCTGTGCATCTGATCTCGAGAAAGTGTCCCCTATCTATACAGTTCATAGTTACTTAGAGAGGGACGACACTAAGGCACTCATGGAAGCAATCCCAAAATCTAGTTGTAAGAATCAGCCTGTTGATGGTAGTAGACTGATTAAGACTGTAGCAGAGGGAGCAAACAGGGGTACTTGGTTTTGTAGGGCCCTTGCACTTGACTTCTGTAGGTGGATCAGTCCTAAGCTCTTTGTGTGGTGTGAATCAGTTTGTAATAGAATTGCTTGTACTAGTGCAGCAACTAATAAGAATTCACTTTATTCAACTACTGAGGTTATTAAATTCTTAGAGGGTGATTGGAATGTAAAGACCCTACTAAGTGACCTGGAGAAGAAGGGAGTCATCAAGTTCAGTCAAGGTAATAGTAGGAGCAAAAACTGGACGATGTGTGACAGGGGTAAGTTAAGATTCATTAAGGAGAAAACATTTACTCTTAAGGATACTAACTTTACAAAGCAGTATAACGTTTGGACAGAAGAAGGTAAGAATTATTTAATTAGCTTGTATAACAAATGAAAAGATTATTATTGATAGTTGACGCACAGGTTGACTTTGTTAGCCCTCATGTAGATGTATATGACGGGAGACCAGGTAAACTATATATACCAGGCGCAGAACATGGTATTGAGTTCTTAGGTGATTGGATTAAACTGAACAAGAAGAGTATTGATAGTATTCTTTGCACAATGGATACTCACTATACTACTCACGTCGGTCATCCTAAAGCTTGGACTGATAAGAAGGGGCACATCGTAGATCCTTTCACCATTATTACATCAGAGCAAGTTGAACGTGATGATTACTCGCCTACTATTATGACCAAAGACCAAGCAGTATCATATCTTAGAAGGATTGAAAGTTTCGGTCATCAACATCAAATTTGGCCAACTCACTGCTTAGCCGGGTCAATAGGTCAGGCGATAAGTGAACACGTAATGAAAGCTCTGGAGTTATGGTGTGAAGAAAATAAGAAACACTATGGAATATTTCAGAAAGGATTTGATGATACTGCTGAGATGTATAGTGCATTTTCATTTGCTGACGGAAGTATACCAACCTACAGCAAACAGACACTGGATAGCCTAGCAATGCAGGAATTCGATGAAATAGTAGTGGCCGGATTTGCTATGGATTATTGTGTGGCTGAGACAGTAAGAGACTTAGTGAAGGATGGAAGATTTGAAGGAAAGCTAAGATTCTTGAAGGACGGTATGGCAACAATCAACTCAAAGAATCCAAGCTTGAGTGTATATGATGATGCAGTAGAAAATCACGCTGCAAAGTTTATATAAGACTGAACAGGGAGAGTAGGTAACTATTCTCCTTTTATTTTTATCCCTTAGATGCCTTATAGTTGTAGAAAAAAAGAATTAATATGACAGATAAAGATTATGATGAACTAGTAAATATTGTAAGAACGATATTTTTAGATCAACTATGCGAGCTAGGCGGATTTTTAATAGTTAATAGTGAAGGCCTACCAATATTTATTCCTATAGGGGATGAAGACCTAGATAATACTAAATACCTAGCAAAGAGCCAACTAGGGCCATATTTCATACCTGACTTTGAAGCAACTAAGAATCTACTAGGTAAGATATCTAGATACCTACCGAAGTCTAGGTTGAACGCTAAGAGGTTTTTTGTTTGTGCAAGTGGTGGAATAAAAATGGAACTGGATAAGCGGGTGTTACTACGATCTATATCAACCCTTTACTGTTCCGGCAAAGAACTAATTGGTATACTGGCAATTAAAAAAGATAACAACAAAGATATGACAATGGAAGAGACAATCGAACTACAAAAACTAGAAAAAATCGTAGAGGAGGAATTCTTTGACCAACTTACTGAACTAGAAGGTGATCTTGACATAGAAAGTGGAGTTGATCCAGAACTATTAGACAAGATAGCAAGTTACTGTCAGAAGAACTTAATGACAGGGTATGAAGTTAACCCTGGAGAGACTAAGCACCTACTAACAAAAATAAAAGGTGCAATTTCGTATATTAGATCAAAGACTCCAGGTGAATGTACTTTCTTAGTAACTATTAGTGATGCAGTCGGGAAAAATAGGAGAATAGTAAATACAGAGGATCCAGATACAGCAATAGAGTTTATACTATCTGTAAACGGTGACACTAAGTTTGACGAATTAAATCTCTTATGGAAAGTAAAGTAGATAAACTAATCAACTTAATATTGGAGGATGATTTATTGTTCGATATTATATCTACCTGGAAAACATTGCCTGTATACTACACAATAGAGGGAAGTGACTATCTACATAGTATAAACATAGAACTTAATGAAGCTGATATTGAGGATTGCTTTTCGATAGTTGATAGAGTTACTAAAGAGCTTCAGGTTTACTATGGAAATTCCTTTTCTATTAGTGTAGACAATATAGTAGAATTTCTAAGGATACATAAAAAGATGATAGAGAGGGCAATAACACGTGAGCCGAACGATGAAATAACTGTAGAGATTAATAAAATAGGATATACAGTTACAATAGACAAACTATGTAAGACGCTGCTAAATTATGCAAGTCTTAGTAGTGATGTAAAGATAGTAAAGAAAGTAAGGATATTATGCTAAGTACTGAGATAGAGAAGTTTGCTAGGTTAATTATAGAGAATGACCTACTGTTTAAGATAGTAGATAATTGGGGAACAGTACCTATCTATGTAGAAGACAAGCTCTGCTCCTATCAAAGAACTATAGCGATCGGTAATAACTTAGAGGATTATCAATCACTTACCGTACACCTTAATCGTTGCCTGAATGTATATTATGGTGATGATTGTACTGCTAGTTTGGATACTATTACTAGGTTATTAGACAAACACAGAGAATTAATAGAACAAGTGATAGACAATCCTAATCCAGATAGGCAAGTCTTTTTAGTTGTTGCTGGAAAAAAGCATAAGGCTAAAATAAAAGAATTACTTGGCTGGTTTATGCTGCTAGGTGAGAAATTCTCTAATAAAGAGTTTAGAGTAGAGGAGTTAGATAGTAAGTAGGCTAGGTTCTACTTATTATTTTTGTTTTCGTGAGTAACTTAGATTCCTTATAAGTGTATGATAACAAGAGAAGAAAAAATTGGTTACATAGTAGCGAGAATTAGAAATATTATCTATTATCGTCTCACCATAGAACCTAGTGACCCAATCAGATATAGGGCTCAATATATGCACGTCCTGAGAAACTTAAGGAAGGATATACTTGGGCTACTGAGTGAGTTAGAACCGGGAGATACTGTGAGAAGAACCTGGCTAAGTAAGGTAGTTGATATTATACCACCTTCCGTTAAGTCAGAGTTTTGTTATGATGTGATTAGACAAGTTAATGATTTTGTAGAGAAAAATGGCTATATCAATAAACAAACTGGAGAGAACGATTAGGAGGATCTTGCATTATAGAGATCACCTGCCTTCTAAGATTGGTGATATTACTAGAAAGGTTGACAAGATTTACCTAGATGGAGTACTTGTTGATAGTATCGAAGGTCTAGAGAGGGTATTAGCGGAGGTAGAAGATCTTAGTAATTGGTTCCCTAATCCAGAGTGTCCAGAATATCAACTACTTCTCTCTCTAGGTGACAACGTGAAAATTGATGTGAGAGACCTAGGCCTGACTGACAAATATCTTAGGCCTATTAATTACATCAGAACCTACGTTGATTATAGAGAGGTCATTGCTTTTCATAATCCTCTTGAGTGTGTATACTTCAGAGACTTACCACTACAACAACAGGAGGATATAAGAACATACATACAGAATAACTATAAGAAAGTATATGGAAGACTTAGAAAAGTGTGATCACAATAAAAAAGCGGTTAGTAACATAATTGATCTAATGTTGAATGATGACTACTTACTTGGCCTACTATTAGACTATAATAGGCTCATATACGTTACTGATGGAATTTATGAGAAGCATTTGTTTCACGTCAACCTATTAGAGTATAAGATAGACCTGGGTGATTGTCTAGATATTGAGAACCTGAAAAGAATGAAGAATGTTAGTATTATTGCAGTACAGGGTGAGATAATAAACGAAGAACTAACTAGAGAAGTTTTAATAAGGCTTGGTGGATGTGTTCAAGCAATAAAGAGACTTTCGTCAGTTGGATTAGATGATTTTATTATGTGTTATTTGAGAAAATTATCAGATCAAATATTAGAAGATGTCATCAAGCAAAAGGAAAAAAGAGAGAAGGCGTGAGAGGTACTTGAGAAATGTACAGAAAGAAGGTAGTCATAAGAATAATGCATGGGCTAGTGGAAAGCTGATAGAAGAGAACCATAACGGGAAATTCTACAGCCCAGAGTACACAAGGGCATTATCGTTCCGTCTCTGTAAGTACCTATTGAATGCTCGTAATGCTGGAGACCCTAATATAATGTTAAGTGAATTTTGGAAGTATAAAGACTGGATGATTGGCTTAATATTGAAGTGGAACCAAGGAGTACAAGAAGATGACTACTATAGATATCTTAAGGAACTATTAGAAGCATATTGGGATCAAGTAGTAGTCAACGAAAATCCAGAATGTTTAATGGCTGTAAGAGTGCCAGAACTAGGAGAGGAGCCAGAGTATGAGTTTAAGATTTGATATACAGTGTTTCTTGTTAGATCACGCTGAGGAGGTAGAGAAGTACGGAGGTGTAGTTCTTGCCATTAATGTCCCAGGTGTGTCTGAACCATTTATTTACTTAGAACGTGCAGGGAATCCAAAGAAGTACCTAGAAAAGATACTAAAAGATATTGATAGGTTGTTCAAGTATCCATGGGGAGATGCAGTGCTAGACCTTGAGTATACAAAAAGGCTTTTTCTCTATCTTGATTGGATAGATGAATTTGATGTCGGAGAATCAATTAGTTTCACAAGCAAGCTACCAACCTCAAAGAATAAAGAGCCCCTATTCGTTCTGGAGAGAATTACAGTCAAGGAGGGTGATAGTCCATTGGAAACATTAAGGAGAATATTATTTGAGTCTGTATATGGGCATCAGACAAAAGAAATTTATATTAGTTTTGACACATGATAGATAAGCTAGAACAAGACCTACTAAGTATTATAGACGAGAACATAGATATAATACTGAGACTACAAAGTTTTATTGTCGTAGTAGTGGACCAAGATAAACCTTACGTAGAAAGATTAATCTGCATAATGAGGGATGAATTTAACAGGAGGAATCTTGAGGATGCGTATGAAATACTACATGCAGTCAAGGAAAGATTATTTAGTAAACAATACACAGTTGACTTGCAAAGGACTAAGCTGTTGTATATGAATCTAAGTTCGATTTCTAAGTTTATTGATGAAATGGATAGGCCAATAGATCAGATTGGCTTTGGTAGGCCTTTGCAAGATGGTAGAATTCAAGCAGAGTCAATGACTATCGGCTGGAAAAACGACCCAGTTGATGTATTGAAGAATATTTATGGTTATTGTAGGGATTTTGTAGTGTACCTTGATATTAATATAAAGCTAGCATGATCAAGTTAATAGAGGGAATACTAGAAAATGAGGGACTACTAGATTTTATAATATCAGAAGGTTGTATTGTATTATCTATGTATGACCCTTATGAAGCTATCACACTAAACCCTAAACTTTATAAGGTAGATCTTAGGGGTGTAGAGGACTTACAAGACTTACAGTGGAAGTTGAGAGTGTTTTTAGATAATACACCTAATGTACTAGAACAAGAGAAGACATTAGAACTGTATAGCAAAGTACTACTGCCACTCTATAGGGAGCTGGTAGATAAGTGTGAAGTAGGAACTATAATTTGTAAGAAATTCCACTTCTTTTCTACTACAATGGGTGATAAGATAGAGTGGTTAAATAGTATTGACTTCATTGATAAGGTAGTCAAACTTTATAATGAAACTTATAAATACAGAGATTATGATTGTAGTTGGATCAGTAATTAGGCTAGTGAGAAATAGTAGAGGTATTAAAACTGATTGGCCTAGGTATGTGAGATCGTTCTTAGATAGACTTGATGAGGTTAAATTAGGATTTCCAGGCTTAGGTAATGATCATCTTACTATCGCCAAGTACAGTACAATTAAGGAAGGTGATTATTTTATCTTCGACGAGTGCTTGTGTGACTTGAAAAGAGGTAATGATAATGCGCCGATCTTATATAGGGCAGTGAAAGATGGTAAGGCTGTAATTGAGGGTATTGGTTGTGGTCTTGATAGCACTAGAGACCCGGACAGAATTAGACTAAGATGGAAGGATGTTGTAAACCTTCCCAGTGCTCGTCCGGAATTTCCAGTGCTGAGAGTAGACGTGAGACCTACCCTTAATGGTGGACCTGCGTATTATTATTTCTACAAAGCATATAGAGATAATAGATATTAGAGTTAGTAGTAATACTAGCTCTTTGTTTTTTCACCCCGACAAAAAAAATAAGTAACCTAAGAAATTACTCTCTTAGATTACCTCATGCTATTCTTCCTCCTTGCTCTCACTGCCCTCTTCCCCATTTTCTTGTGTTGAGGGTGGACGGAACTTATCAAACCTACCTGCTATTGTCTTAGGTATTCCACTTCCCGCAATATACATACCAACGAAAAGTAAGAAAATACCTAGGTCCGCAAGATCTGTTTTTATGTAGCCGTTTGTCATTACGTCATAAACAAGCGCATAACAAATACAAATTACAATAAGTCCACCTGTCATTGTTGATACTAGGAGAGCAAAACTTTTACTACTTAAGCTACTCTTATTATCAACAAGTGAGCGCATTGATCTTGATATTCTGCCCATTGTGTTATTAGATTTTAAGGTTATTTTCTACTTATAAGGGTTCTAAAACACTCAACTAGTAATTTCGATAATTTCAGAGGGAGCAAAAAAAAAAATAAAACGACAGAGAGCTAGCTACTCAAAAACAGCTATCCTTTCGACTCTCTATCTCTACCAGTGCCGTAGTCCCAACTAACGTATGCAATAGCGGACCCCCTGCGCACATAGCTCACCTTACCGCTACAAGGGTAGTTCAGTGTATAAGCAATGTAACCTCTAAAACTGAACATAAATAAGGTTAATATGGGTTACCGTACGTGCCGGAATGCCTATTTCTAGACCCGGAGGAATTCCATACCTCTGTTCATCTCTCTTCGGCATACACCTGGGACTGTTCACATACTAGCCTGGCCAAGCGTCAAAAACGCATGCTTTCATCCCATCACTTATAAGGATTTCAGGGCGTTATAGATACATAGACTGAATATACTGAGTAAAATATGAACCTTACCCTTTGAAGAACATTATCATCTTGTATCAAAAACCTCTCCAGACTACTCAGCTTATTTAAAGGCACTTCAAACTCTGCACTTCTAAGATTAAACCCCTTTAACATTAAATGCTCTATCTTATTAATCAGGCCAATTATATCTTCATTAATAATATAAAAACAGTCTACTGATAAATTTGAGTAATCTATATAAACATCTCCGATTATGTTGTTTCGAGCTTTAAAGTCCCTTCTGCATTTTACGGCTTTTTTAAAATCAGACCTAAATTTAACACTACTTGGATTATATAGATAAGATCTTAAACTTCTTGTTCCCCAAGCCTCTTGTATATATTCATCTCTAGCCTTATCATACACGGCGTCATGATACGGTGAATCTATCTCAACCAATAAATTAACCTCAGGGAAAAAGTAATCAGCTAAGAAATAATTTCTGTTTATTTTGTCAGGGTCTACTTTATAGTACTTACAAATTTCTTTCCAAAGATTAGTATCACCTAATATAAAAGGAAACTCTTTGTAATACTGTAAATCTTTGCACCCGTTTATTAAATAATTTTCAAAATAGCGCGATACACCACTACTTCCCTGTTGCATATTCTGTGATCTATTTTGTTCTAAATCTATTACATTTCCAGAGTAGGACTTAATCTGTTTTGGGAATGTGTAACTGCCTATCTGGAAAGAGTAATCACTGCACCTAGTTACCATCCCCTTTAAAATATTGTTGTTCATACACCTATAATGGTTCTAGAGGAGCAAAAAAAATCCAGGAGCACTACTTACTTTGCTCCTGAACTCTCTTCTTTTTCTGTTCTTCAATTATTCTCTGGAGGTACTCTTTTACGTCCTCCTGAATAAATCCCTTTACAACCTCAATCCCTTGTTGAAGTTGTAATTTTAATAACTCTAACATACTGCAACCTCCTTTGTCTCTGTTACAGTCTGTTCTTCCTTTCTGAACATGCTCTTAACATATTCAGCATAAATCTCGTGGTTCTCATATAAGTTAAGACCCACATTATATAAGGCCTGACCAATTGCCTGACCTCCTGCACTGATGGCTAGGATTATGCCCTTGTCCATCATCTGTCCTACTAGTTTTTTCATAACTATATAATACTTTTTGTTAATAATCTAAAAAATAATTTATCCCAAGAATCTTGTTTTTCTTGAGATAACTTTCATTACATTAATAAGGGTTTTAGGGGATTCTAGGAGGCAAAAATAAGCATGTCCCTACTCAGTTTCACAACCTTTCAGACATGCCCTACCTAACCTATTATCACTAACCGACCAAGTAGTATGTAATCAATTGCTTTTGATTTCCCACAATCTTAAACAAACAAATTTATTCAGTATTAAGGAATTAAGAGCCTCAAATGCACAAAATCACACTTTTGCAGGGGTTAAATCTTTACTATTGAGGAAGTTTTTATAAATTTCAGGAAGAGTTTTGTGAGTTCCTCAAAGTGATAATATAAATTTTAAATTTTAATAATAAGCTAATGAATGAAGATGATTTTTTGTTAGATGAAGACGAAGATCTTGATTCTTTAAACTATGTCGAAGCGCAAGATGACAGCGACGACGATGAAGATGATGGAGATATTGAATCTAAGTCAGACGAAGATTCTAAAAGTACAAGTGAACGCGAATTATTAGATGCAAACAAAGAAGGAAGACTTACCCCAACTGAAATTAAACTTAGCTCGAACTATAATAATATAGCTCTGTCATCTAAGAAAAATGATGAGAAGGTAAGCTTAGGTGGTGCAGGTATAATTGATGCTTGTGTTAGTGATGCAGTTAGGAATGTGCTAGACGCTGACCCTAAGAATACATCAACTAAGACAGTAGATGATTATATGAAAAACCTGTTCAACCTGCAAGGTAAAAACCGTATCCCAGCTGGACTCTATACACCAGACAGGCCAATTAGAAATAGTGACCTAGAAGATGAATTTGGTGGACTAGATGATGGCGGATTTAACGAGGAGTATACCAAGTCAGTGCGTGAGCATATTGAAAAGTTTGTTGAATACTTGGCTAGTAGGGATCTGTCTAAGGATTCTATTATGTCCAGAAAAAGAAAACAAAGACAATTGCCTGCTTTTATTATCTTCTTGTTCTCTTCCAACATGTATGACTTAATTATGAACTGCCCAACGATGCCACCAGAGTATCAAGTGCAGATCGATAATGCATTTAAGAAGATACAGAAGAATAAGACAGACATCATTGAAGAACTGGCTAGTATATACGATAATAAGGGAAGACATAAGGTAGCAGAAAGAGTTAGAGATATGGGCGTTGCTTGGTTTAATAGAGAGCCAGCAATGTTAACTTCTATTTCAGACTTTGCAGACCTTGATCTAACCCCAGAAGATGTCGTAGAATACAGAAAGATTAGACCAAAATATAATAACTCATCTAAGACTATTACACAAGAATTGATCTCAGATTATATCGAAGTAGTAGTTGATAAAGATGCAGGAATCTATGAAAAACTAAAGGACCGCACTAGATCTGAGGCTATCTCCGACGTAAAGAGAGTTTATAAGGAGTGGTCAAATGAAACGGCTGAGGATTCCGAGATTAGTCAGAAAATTATTTGGAAAGATCTAAACCTTGTAAAAAATTAAAAATATATGGCAGCTAGTTTGGAATTATTGACTGACGAGGATATCATTGATTATACTCGATCAGACGGAAAAGACAGAGTCATAACAAGTCACAAAGACCTTAACCTAACGTGTATTACCTCAATTCAACCAGTAGTGGGAGGTGTATATGATGTTGATATCTTTGGCTCACCTTATGAAGACAGGTGTATTTGCGGTCATATCAGGCAGCAATCATCAGAACCTTGTCCTAATTGTGGTGCTAGGGTATTTTCAAGAGAGGAAGGTCTGCGTAGATTTGCTAGGATTGAACTACCTTTTTATTACTTGAATGAGCTTAGGTTTGATATTTTCCTAGACTTGTTTAATCATATCTTCAGCGGATCAACTATTAAGCTTGATTTCTTGATGGATGACTTGAAGAGAAATGGTTATAGTGGTAGGAGTGCGAAGAAGCTCGGTATTAAAGTATTTGATACCTGCCAATTTACTTATGATAGCAAGAAGAAAGAACTAACTATCTCTGAATTTATAACAGATGAGAGCTTGTGTTCTTACGAAGGCTTACTTAAGATAATAGAAGAGCATTTTCCATCATACCTAACAGACTACAAGAAACTGATAAATAGGTACTACTTAGTTCTGCCAGCAATGATGAGACCTTATAGCCTTGTCATGAGAGGTAGTAATAAGAAGATGAACGTCCATAAGCTTAGTCTCTGGTATTCTATTATTATACGTCTCTGTTGCGTAAAGGATACCGACGCTAATCCACAGAATTATGCTGACGTTATTAAGCAGTTTAAGACGCCTGGTGAAAGAGTAAGGTATACAGCTCTCTTAAGGGCTATGCTAAATTCAGGTAAAAAGTTAGCAACTGACTTATTAAATACATCAAAGAAGAACGAAGCAAGAAATATGTACAGTGTTCGTGTTAAGAACTCTGCACGTTGTCCTATTGTACCAAGCACGACCTTAGCAGTAGATGAATTGGGAGTACCTACACATCTAGCTTATGAAATGTGTCGTGAAGGTTTTGTAAAGCATCTTATGGAAAACTTAAACTTCACTAAAAAGGAAGCACTACAAGCAACCAGAGAGGAGTTTGATAATCCAACAACCAAGAAGCTTTTCAAAGAATATGCTGAGAAGCAGTTAGTACTAGTATGACTGGTACGTAATTTTGAGAATTGCTGGAATAAATAAGACAAACCATATTAGACCAGCAGCTAGAATAATCGATTTCAAAAACTTATAATAACACAAGAAAGGAGAATTCAGGGTGATACTATTAAGAAAATACTACTCTGATTCAGTCTGGAATAGAGCCGAACACATGAGATTACTACACCAACAAGGAAGATATGCTGGGACTAGTAAGATCGGAGTTTGGAACCAGAGCCAAGAGAAACATGATAGAATGGTAAGTATCCGCCAAAGAAACTTACTTGACAAGACATCTCGTGGTTATGGATCTGAGTATGCAATGAGAATTAATAATAGAAACTTACTACATAATAAATTTCAGGGAGAGGAAGGCTTTATGTATTTTCTAGAATTTCCTGGAAGTATTAAAGTCGGATTCTCTAAAGATTGGGAAAGAAGAGTGGAAAAACAAATTCCTAAGATGATACTCGGTGGAAGAGTAATCGCTATCATATCAGGGCCTACTAATGAACTAGCAGATCTTGAATTTGATACAATGATTAAATTCCAACGCTATACAAAACTTGACCCCACTGGCACTAGATATACTGAATTCCTAGAAAAATCAAAGAAGGGAGAAGTATACAAGTTTCTAAAAGAAGCAGTAGGGAAGAGTAGTAACCTAAGATTTGAAATCGAAAATAAATTCTAGTTCAACGACTATGTACAAAATAGGATAGTGGATTATCCTAAAGATATAGTCTGGTGTCATTAAGAAATTATTGACAAGACCGAGCAAATAGACAACCAACGCTTCATGAATACAGTATTTATGCGCTAAAATTGAGATTGGTAGATGATGATACAATACATTATCCCATCGCATTATGCGGCGCATTGAACGCTTTAACTAATTGAGTATCAAGGCGTTATAAAACCTCGTTAATTGCTGGAAACTCTCGCTAGGTTTTAAGTACCGATGTGTAACAATCTTAAAAATAGAGACAATCAGCAGGTAAAGAGTAGGAATAAACTACTTTAATACTTCAACGACTATCCCCGATGAATGTAAGGGAGTACACCTAAGTCACAGGTGGAAATGCGAGGCTACATTATAAGACCTATGATGTAGAAGATATAGTCTATTCTATGCGGAGACGTATAGCAGTTCATAAGAGAACGGGACAGGTGGTAGTGTACCTGTTTGAATATAAAGGATTTTGATGGTGATACTATTTCTGTAACCTTAGTACCTGAAGAAGTTGCTGAGGATACATATAAAAAAATGAGTCCACGTTATAATTACATCTACAAGAAAAACTTAAAGGGTGTATTTGAGTTTAACCATGAGACTCTAAATGGTATGGCTGATGCTACTGAATATACACCAAAGGACCCAGATGACTTAAAGGATCCAAAGTATTATTACACAGATTATACTAAACTACTGAAAGATGTAGAAGTTGATCATGTAATTGACTATGGCACTCCTATTGTGTTTACTGGTGAGCTAGGTGGTGTAGATTATCAGAGCAAAATAACAACATACGGAAGGTTGAGAATTTCTAAGATCATTGGTGCGGATATTGATGAGATTGGAATATTTAAAACACCTTACGATAGAATTAGTGCAGGTAGTGCGGCAAAGCTCATGTCCTATCTCCAAGACCATTATGAGGATTGGATTGAAAGGGCAAGGGATATCCAGAAATTTGCACTAAAGGTTGTCAGCAAGAAGGGTGTTGTTACCTTCGACTTTAAGACTCTCTATGTAGATACAGATGATGAGACTTATAAAGATATTAGAAAAATTGCTGACTCAACTGAACTAACCGACAAACAGAAACTCATGATGTTGACTGAAAGGTATAACAAGTATGAGAAAGAAACAGAAGGTAAGTTTAGTAGTGACTTGAAGAATGAACTTGATAGAGCAGCTCGTGTAAAACTTGCATCTATCATGGCTATCAATATGCCATCACTTATTGTTAGTGGTGTAGATGAAAAGCCTGTCATTACCAAGAAATCATTGTTATCTGGTTTCGGTGAGGATGAGTATATTTATCACGCAATTGAAAACCGATCTCTTCAAGGCATTAAACAAAGTGGCGTAGAGTAATAGTCAAAGAGGTGCGTCACTATAAAAACGCTCAACTATTGCTGGAATGAATAATAGTAAAATGTAGAGTTAATCAATTTTTAGTTATTAATTTAATCAGCAACTTATTATGGAAAAAACGATTAAAATTTTAACAGCACTTGGAGTAATTTTTGCAGGTATCGGTGAAACACTGAAGAACTATGCAAGTATTCAGAAAAGCTTAGCCGATAACTCCAAGCCAGAAAGTAATAAGGCCAACGACTATAAGAGCGAGGGTGGTAAATAAGTAAGCCATTCATGATATAGTCTGTGTTTGAAAGAAATTTTGAACATTAACCGCTTTATGATCTAGTGGGGAAATTATATCCTCACTAGCTAATATAGACCTCTTGGCGGTTACGTAAATAGACAGCTTTCATTCTTGTTAAATAATTATACATTCACAAGAGAAGGCGAAGATAAGGACAATGAGGGACTTATGATTCCTAGATACTTAGCAAGTGGTAGAACTGCCCCAAACGGTAAAGTATATCCAGAAGTAGCTAGGACAAATGAAGATGACCTCGTCCCAGTTAGATCAATTGTTAAGAAGAGAACGGGCGATATTAATGTTGTTACCCCAGACCTACTTAGCAAGAGATTTTTAAATGCTAGTTTTCCAAATAATTCAGCACTTGGATTATCTGCTGGTACTAGCTTCTCAGAATCAACAACCCAATCAATTCTCGGTCTTAGATTAAGTTTGAGACATAATTACAGAAATGCTGGAAATATTCAAATGTAATCAGCAGTATTCGGAGAGAATATTCAACGACTATGCGGTAATTAAGGTGAGTTTATACCTTAGTGATATAGTCTAGGTTTAATAGAAATATTAAATACAAATAGAAACATGGTGGTCATGAACGTATACAAGACTTAACAGGTAACTTGTATGCTGAGAAAGATTGCACCGTTAGAGAAGAGGGTAAGTGGTTGATCTTGAAAGTTAGAGGTGGAGAGCAGAAATTTCCAAGACCAAGTAACTGGGTAGCGATGCCTAAGGAGAAGTATTCAGCAGGAGAATTAATCGGTACTGCTTATAACTCAACTAGTCCTGTATATAAGCTCAATGCAGTTATTAAGTTAATGAATGCAAAGGGTAGCTCTGGTATTAAGTACTATGAGAAGGACAAGGTAGTTATTGCAGACTGTTACTCTTATAATGAGGGTAAGATTAAGTACGTAGAAGATAAGGAAGGTAGAATTGAAGTGTACATTGGTGATACTAGATATGCCTACTCACCTGAAAGTATGTACTATTATCCTGAGGGTACAGTAATTAAGAAGTATCAGAGATTTTGTTCCGGTGTTGCAAATATGAGACAGGTATCAAGTGACTTAGGTTCAGATGTTGACGGTATTTTCAATATTTTCAGAAAGCAGTATTATTCTTTGACTAGTGCATCTTATCAAAAGAATGGTGTAGTTAGCCCAAGTGATATGCAAGAAGAAATTATTGAGCTAGTATTCACAGGTCTTACTAATCCAAAATATGTAGATGGTAACCCTGAAAATAAATTAGAGGAGCTTGAATATCTTGGTACTCAGAATGCAATCCTCAATAGAAAATCATTCTTCACAACGCTTTCATACGGTTGGTCAAATAAGATCATCGGTAAAGCACTTAGTGGAGAAATTGAACTTGAGAACGATGTCATGACTGATACTATCTTGGGTGTATTAATGAATGATAAACTTGATAAAATCTAAAAATGGGAAGTATTAAATTTGAAGTTGATATCCCTGATTTTGAGAAAGAGATTTGTATTGAACTGATAATACGTAGAGATGGAGAGGTGGTTTGTAAATCCTCTCCTACCTCTAGCTCAAATAAGGGTGTAGAAAAAGAAGTAAAAAAGACGTCCACTAAACCGGCTACTACAAAAAGCTCGGTAGGTGGAAATATGATGAACGCAGATTTTTAAAAAGTTATGAATAATAAGTCAAACGATTATTATTACAAAATCGTATTATCTTATGAAATTCCTATAAATATCTTAGATAGTCAGGATCAAGATAAAGTACAGGCTAGGGAAATCTTATATGAAACTCTGAAAAACTTAGTACCAGAGGATAAGTATGAGAAATTTTCTGTTAAGCTAGTACTGCATCAACTAAAAGATACCTTCAACTATCTCGTGACTTATGAAGCATTTTTCAGAAGTACGTCAGGGTTACCAATGCAAGAGTATGTAGGAGCTGAAGAGATAAAAGAAAAAGCAAAGAAGGAATTAGAAAACTTCTTTGAGTCTGTTGATTGCGATTATAAACAGCTTAATATTAAAACACTTTTATAATGAGTAACTTTAATCAATTTTTTAGAAGTCAAGGCGCTAAGACCATTGTAGAAAAATTCTTTACGGGTATTGATAGGTATAATGATAAGGCGAAGCTGACTGACCTAAAGTGGAGTATATCAGAGGAGGGAATTGATAAGCCAGCCTCTTACTTCATTGAAAATGGTCTCACTGCTACCTTTAAAGTTAACCTAGAATATACAATTAACTACAATGATTCTGACGTTAGATATTCTGAATTTGAGGTTCCTAGAGAAATAGATGGTTGTTTTATTATAGAAGGTGCATATAGGGTTGCTACTAATACGCTTGGCAATGATTATGAATGTAGAATCAATATGTCAGGTTCAGGTAGGTACTATATAAACTTTGACTATGATAGAGACTATGATATTAACACTGGGGTCTTGAGAATAAAAAGAACCAATCCAGAACTTGGCTTGCCGGAGAAGGTGAGAGAGTATAAACTGGAAGAAGTGGATAATATTAGGGGACTGGAAAGGGAAGTACTGAAGCTAACAGAAAGACAGTCTAAGAAGTTACAGATTAAACTTGACCTCGACTATAAACCAGAATACATTACATCAAAGCTTATTCAGGAATGTATGGCTTTTGGTGATGATCGTATTAAGGATATGGTAGTTGATAAGAAGATTGAGTCTGTATCTAGTGGCTTTATGAACTTCCTCTTTAAGAACAATAATAGAGGAAACTTCAATTCAACCTATAGCAGCATCAGGCACTATTGGACAAAATTCAGTAAGCTCCAAGATACAATCAATGTACTAACCTTGATTTGTGCTAAGTACTGGAAAGGTAGTAGTGACTCTGGTAAAGGTGGTAATGATCCTCAAGTTAGTCCAGGTATCAATGCAATGAACTTGGAGAGCTTGACTAATAAGATTCAAATTCCACCATCAGTTGCATATAATAAAAGTTTCTCTGACCTGATTTGTATTGGTGCAACTCCTATCAATCAGAACGTAGGAAAGCAAAATGCACTAACTGTCAGCACTCACGTAACAGACACTGATGTACTTTTTGACTGTTATGATCTGAAGTTTAATAAGATAACTATTTCATACTTAGACTACTTGAATCATAAGGTTTGTGCATCAGAGTATGTTGACTATGATACCAATACACTTAAACCAGATGCAAATGGTATGGTTGAGGTTAAGCATAGGATGAAGAGAAAGACTGTACCAGTGAGTGAAGTGGAATTTATCGACTTACACCCAGACTATCGATTATCAGAGGAAGTTAGACAGATACCTTTTGTTAACTATACTGACTCTGTTCGTGTTCATATGGGATCTAGTATGTTGAAGCAAGCTATTCCACTACCACTTGCAGAGAGGCCATTGGTAAGTACAGGTAATTCAGAGGAGCTACACACCAACGTACTCAATGATAGGTTCAAGCATCCGAAGGGTAAAGTAAAGGAGATAAATGAGAAGGAAGTTATTATTGAACTCCCTAACAAAGAGACCGTTGAAATACCTAGAAGAACTGCAATCCAATCTGTTAATGATGTTGCCGTATATACTGAGCCTAAGGTAAAAGTAGGTCAGACAGTACGTGAAGGTGATGTGATAACAGGTGCAGTTGGTCTAGAGAAAGATGCATACAAGCCAGGTATTAATGCATTGGTACTGTTCCATGCAATGTTTGGATATGTTAATGAGGATGCCTTGGTAGTAAGTGAATCATTCTCTAAGAAAATGCATTCTTTCTCTATCATTGACCTTTCTATTGATGTTAAGTCTAGTGAGGCTATTAAGTGGATTGCACCTATCGGACATCAAGTAAAGAGTGGTGATGTAATCTTTAAGGCATATAGAGCAGTACAGTTAGATGAAATCAATAAGGCACTTCAGGAAAAACTAGGTGGTATCTTTGGTGATGAAGTAGATGTGTCACAATTTACTACTGAGAATCCTACAAAAGTTCCTAACAATATTGATGAAGCTTATGTTAGTGATGTCTTAATACAGGAAAATAAGAAGCCTAGAATTACAAAGGGTATCAAACGTCCAGACCTTACTTATTCACGTACGTCTAATAAATACATTAAGGAGTACGAAGCTAATATGGATAGGTCTGTAATATACGAAAGATATCCAGAGTACATTGCAGCTGATAGATTAAAGCCTGTAATCCTAGATAAGAATGAACGTGTCGTGTATACAGTTAGAATTAGGCTCATTAAACGAACAAACTTGATGATCGGTTCTAAGGTTACTAACAGATTTGGTGGTAAGGGTGTGATATCAAAGATTCTCCCTGATAATAAAATGCCATTGATGATAGACCCTAGCGGAAAGAAGAAGGTTTGTGATATCGTTATGAACCCTTATAGTACAATCAACCGTAAGATTCCATCTGTATTGTTAGAGAGTGGACTTGGTAATATTGCTCATAGAATTCACGACTTAGTGGAGGAACGCAAGAATTCACCAAAGGAGAGAGAAACTATCCTACCACTCGTTAAGAAGTATTACCCAGGCAGATTCGATAGTATGACATTAGATCAATTCATAGACTATCATAACAAGAATAAGCTTGAGGATGTATACTACTTCAATGTTGGTTCTTATAGTACAAAGTTTACACCATCACTAGTAGAACAGTGGAGTGAAGAATTAGGTGTTAAGTCTCAATCTCAAATTTTAATGCCAGCAGATTCAGTAGCTGACTTGAAAGAGTTGAAGGAGAATCTACCACCTGATGAATATGAAAAGACACTTAGGGATCTTGATGGAAAGTATGTACCCACTGATAAACCGCTAATGTGTGGTTATATCTGTATGGAAGAACTTTATCATATCCCAACATACTCAAATAAAGTAACATCATCTTTGTTTGGTGTTGACATTAATGAGTATAAAGACAGTCCGATTATGGGAAGAGGTAAGTATAGAACAACTGGCCAGAAGATTGGTGAGATGGAGTTAAGTGCTTATCTTGCTCGTGGTGCTAAGGAATTTATTGAAAGTGCTCGTGGGGATACAGCACAGGAAGACAATCAGATATTCCTTAATAACCTACTCGGACTTGGACTAACTGTGACTGACTCTAAGGGTTATAATCAGGGTGGTTCAAATCTTAAGGGACGTCTTGGTGATATGAAGATTAAATTTAGACTAAAGAATCAGAAGTAATGGAAGAAATTAAGAACATAAATAGCTGCGTAATGTTAGCGGCGAATCTTAGTACTCCAGTCTTGCTTAATTGCGTTTTTGATTCTGGAGATCTAAAGGATACAGGTATTCAATATGACTCACACGTAACACTTCTCTATGCAAGGGATAAAAAGCTAGGTGAGTCAGAGGTACTAAGTGAGGTACAAGGTGTTAGATTGTCACTGGGTATGGAAGAGCCAAATCTTACCCAGTACTTAAGCAATCATAAGAGTAATGCAGAATTCGCAGTGCCAGTATTTGAAGTTTTTGACCTGGATATTTTTGAGAATGATAGTGATTATGTAGTTCTCAAGGTGAAGGAGGAAGGAAACATTTGGTATGATACACTAGTGAGGGTGAATAAAGCACTTAGTGAGAAGTTTGGTGTAGTTAGTGATTTTTCTAGTTATACACCACACTTAACATTGGCAGAACTAGAGAAAGGTACTGCTAGATCTTATGTTGGTTCAGAAAGCTTAAGACTAATTCTGGAAGATTCAACTATACATTTTGAAGATATTATACTTTCTTATGGTAGGGAAGGAGTATCTAAGTATGATGTAATAGACCTGACGACGAATTGTAGCGTTGATAGGTTCTTTAGAGTTAGACAGATGAGGAAAGAAGCGAAGCGACTAGATCAAGAAGTATAAAAAAATAAGTGGGTTAGTAGGAGAAAATCTTACTAGCCTACTTTCTTTTGTCTCCTCTAAATCCCTTATAGGTATGAAGAAGAAAAGACTACTAAAATATCTTAGAGGTAACAGGGATTATACCTTTAAGATTAAGAACTATTTAATCCCAAAACAATTTGTAACAGTAAAAAATAATCCTATTGACTTAGAGCAAAATAGGGAAAATAATCTAGTTCAAGGTAGCACATGGTCTCCTAAGTTTCGGGAATTCTTAGATACTAAACATAAAAGTATAGGTTATATTAGAGAATTTCCGCTGATTATTAAAGATCAAAAATTATGGCTATCACTTTGTAAGGTTCATCAAGTTCCAAAAGGATTATGGTGCAGAAATTACTTCATGGTTGACTACTTTATACATGACTATAATTTCATAGTTGAGATAGATAGTCAATATCACAATGAAGAATACGATAAGGCCAGAGATGACTACATAAAAAGAGAGTATGGTCTTGATATTATCAGATTTTACGAGTACGGGAAGGACGCTAATCAGAAATTCTTAAATGATTTTGAATTTCTTGTAAACTATTGTAAAAGATTAAATGTAGTTCCTGTAAAAATATCTTACTCGGATGTAATACTAACTAGTTATCTTTGTATAAATTTTGAAATCATTTCAGTGATAAAAAGTGCAGAAAGTTTACTAGCTTCGTGTAAAAACAAAAAGACTTTAGTATTAACTTCCGAAAACTTAAGTAGTAGTGAATATTTAGAGCTCTTAGATGAAAGAAACTTGAATGAGATCACTAACTACTTTAAGTCTGTATATGGAACACGTGTAATTCTAGTGACCTAGAATCCTTAATAGTGAAAGAGATGCTAGTGGTGCTGAGAGGTACAGGATCTAGCGTAGACTTAGTTTTGCCCAGTTTTATAAGTCTCATATCTTATTGTTAGATATGCTTAATTAGCCACTAGGCGCTGGGATACCCTTGTAGCGATAAAGGTGAGCTAGGTACGTCAGGAGACCTTTCGGTTGAGTATGAGATATCTATATTACTTATACGGTTTAGGTTACGGTACTGGTAGAGATAGGGAGTCGAAAGGATAGTTACGTTATTGCCGGCATATAAAGAATAAGT